CCTGCTTTTTTTGCAGCTTCCGTATTTGGTACAAATTGTTTTCCTTTACGGCTACCAGCTCGTTTTTTCGCATCGGTATCTTCTCTTTCTTGTTTAGAAAGAGCTGCCCATGCTTTTTTGGGAAGGTAACGCTTAGTTGTACCGTCTTTTTGAATTGCTTTATCGGCCATGTCAAGTTTCCGTTTCTAAACACTCAGGCCATGTTTTTGTTTTAAATAATTCATGAATTTCTTTACGCTCTTTATGGTGTGTAGGTTCTTGAAAAAACGGATCAGCATATAAACGTTTTATAGCTCCATGATACTGAGAGCAGGTTAGTGTCCAAGCAAGTAATATTCCCATTATTTAGTTTTTCCAGTGACAGCAGTCAAAACTGTTTGAATAATTTCAGGAGAGTATTCACTTGATTTTAAATCTTGCAATTTAAACGGATATTGAAAATCCAAAAAAGCTTCTTTGAGCTGAGGGTTGGTAGCTTGATTTGCCAACTGCTGCATTAACTGTTGATCTGGAAAAAAATCAGGTGTATAACCTGTTGAATACTTGCCTGCTAGTTTCATCGTTTAATTGTGTAATCAATTTCATATGGTTTAAATTTAACAGGCATTGCGTACATCAAAGAACGTGCAACATCTGTCATTGGACTCATAGTATCATTCTGGCCTCGATATTTCATCATTTCTTGAAATCCTTTAATACCTTGCAGTTGTGGTGGAAGTAATTCACGGTTATCTCTTAGAGCGCCTGTTCTACGATTAAATTCAAAACCCGGAACAAAAGTAGCTGTTAAAAGGTTTAAAGCTTTGCGAGGTTGAAATTTACCACTTACCAAATCAGGATCTTCTGACTCGTTTACCATGTCGTAGGTATCTCTTACGCGAACAGTTTCAGGTGTGACTTCTGCGTTATATCGTCCTAAGGTTTGCGTAACTGCCTTATCTTTTAAACCGTAAGGCATTGTTGGTCCTGAAGTAGGAAGACCAGGGCCAAAAGCAGGTACCTGCATTTTTTGTGTGCCAATTGGTTTGTCGCCTCTTCTTGCTGCTTCCATGCTTTCCCACATTGGAAACTCTTCTTCTGCTACAGGATATTTTTCAGTTCCTCTAATAAGAGCTTTTTCTGTACTACGATCAAGCTTTAAATTCTTATTTCCAACACCAGTTAAGTAACGTGCAAATAAATTAATGCGATCAGGAAGCATATTCATTGCTTCCCCTGCTGCACCTTGAAGTGCTCCTTGTAATCGACCAGCAAAATCCATTATTTTTTCTCCTTGTATTTCTTAGCAGCTTTTGCTGATTTTTCGTATTGATCTTTAGTTTGCCAATCTTCTTTCCCCCATTTCTTCAGCGACTTTTGGCTTTTGCCTTCACCGCCTTTGTACCCGCCACCAGCTTTCTTGTACTCGGAAGCAACGAGCTGTGCTTTACGCGCAGACCACTGACCAGGCTTTCCACCTTTGGAGCCAGCCGTTACGCGTTTTTTAATACGTTCACGTAAGCCTGGCTTTGTATATTTGGAATTATCCTGAGCCATTAGGAAACAAATTTATTTACAAAACCTTCCGGTGCCTGTCCCATCTGAGGGCCGCCATACATCGTGGCGTTTAAATTACCTGGTGCGCCAGGGACAGAGACCAACCCTTTTTGTTGATTTAAACGTTCCCTTAAATTCTGGAGGCGCTTACCTTCACTACTGTTCTGCAACCAATTTTGAAATTGTTGCTCTTGTGCAGGCGTGAAGGGAGTAGTAATAGGTTTCATTGCCATTCCGCCCATATTGCCAACAGCACCAGCAACATTGCTACTACCAGGAGTGGGAGGAATAAACGTAGGAAATTGACGTAGGCGTGTTTCTTCTACAATGTCACGACCATTTTGATTATTCCCCATTGGGTAAGAACCATTTGCAGGAGGAGGAGTAGATCCACCACCAAAGGGGCGGCCACCAGGAGCCATTGGAAATGCCCTGGGGTCAGTAGCAGGAATAATTGGAGGAGGAAATCCACCGGCTAAATTCCCAGGGGCACCAGGGACACTATTTTGATTACCGTAACGCATTTCTTATCTCTAACCTGGGACTATTCTAATCTTCGTTAACTTCGTATCCTGCAGAATCATTCAACTTATTCAAAACAATTCCGTTTCCTTTTAAATTCCATTCAAGGATATCTCCCTCTTGCCAGTTCAATTCTTCGCAAATTTCATCAGGTAACGGAATAACAACGTCACCATTGTTGGCCTCTTCGACCTCAATAATGTAACTCATTTTGACAGTAACTTTTCAATAAGCTTATCAAGCTTATTATTAATTTGTCGAAAGTTTTCTTGCATCTCTTGGATCTCTCTAATGAAATCCGCTTTCAATACGTATTCGACAGGCATTCGACTTAGTTGTATTTCGAGATCGTCAATCCTTTCATCTTGTTCATTTAAACGTTCCGATAAAAATCGAACACGATCAATTGAACGCTCTAGTAATTTGTTGGCAACCCAGGATCCGCCAGAAACAGCAGAAATTACTGCGGTTAAGCCAATGGCTATATATTCTGGCCCCATGGCTTGAACTAGTTAATAATCTAATTGTAAACGACCTTTTTTCATTAGACCATTTACTAACCAAACTAAAGCATCGACACAATCGTCATGGCTACTAACACCGAAGTTTGTGAGTTCTTCATAGAGTGCTGCGAAGTTTCTGAAACGATTAAAGATGATTTTTCTGTCCTCAAACATTCCCATGATTCCACGGAATCTAGCCAGTTTATCGGCACGGAAACCTTTCACTGCATGCCAGTTGAGATTGTAGAGACTTTCGTTTTGGAGGCAGATACGTTTGAAGTCGGCTTCAAGGGAAGCCTGGTATTGAACCGCCTCACTCCAGATATCACAAGTTGAATAAGTCGGATAATAATTTCCGTTTTCGTCTTGCCCTAATACGGACCAGTCATTTAATAATTCTTTTAAGGCATCTAGTTTTTCTAGGTTCCCCATGACACGTATGCGGCGATAATCAATGATGTGAATAGTATCTCCAATACGACCACCAAGAACCATGACGGTGTAATCATTTTTTTCTTTAGTGCCAGCAGAAAGATCAACTCCTATACCTAGGGTATCGAATTCGGTGGCAATTTCAGCTTTAACCAAGAGTTCAGGCGCAAGGGATAATTCGTTTTGCCTAACAATTTGATTCATGTACTGGAAGCTAAAAGCAATTGGTGCCTGATGCTTCTTTTGCTTTAAGTAATCCAGAGACCACATCTCTGGCCAATACGATTTTTCTTCTCCTGTTTTTGCATCGTTATAAATTGCAGACAAAACAATCTGTGTCCAATTGTTTTGCTCATTAAATGTAGTGGAATGAATGTCGTCATGCCTAAAGCGAGTACCAAGACAAATTGCCCTTCCACCTTCAAACATGGTGGGAGCAATCACAGCATTCCAGTTATCTTGCATCTGCTTCCGAATGTCTGGGTTGCCGATATCCGCAGCAGACTTAATAGCGTCATCAATCATCACAAGATGAGAACGCTTAGAAGTCACTGAACCTTTAAGGCCAGCAGCACAAAGGGTGAACTGTTCATCTGCAGTGGTATCAATACCAGCAAATTTATGGTCGATAGACCAGTACTCATTACTGGTAACATTTTTCATCAAACGAACCGTAGGAAATACCTCCTGGTATCTTTTGCTCTCAATGATTCGTTTAATAGTTGCAGACTTAGAACGTGCAATATCAACGGTATAACTAAGGTACAGAATCTGCAGCGGCATCTTTGCTGCAGTATGAATACCAATAGCCCAAGCAGTCAGCAAGCCAAGAACAGTTGACTTAGCTGATCCCCTGGGAGCAAGAAGATCAATATTAGGTCCAGCAATCTTGATTAAACAAGAGCTATCTTCATTGGTGACAAAATGCCGATTCCATTCTCTGTGATGAGCGGCAGGTGGTTTGTCTGCTACGTATTCACAAAAGAAAGCAAAATCGCTACGTGCTCGATCTAATTCATCTTGGTTTTTGAGTGGCTTAAGACTTTGCTTGCGAGCAGCGGCAATAGCATTACGCCTATAAGCAAGATGTTGGTAAGAAGGCACAATTAATATTCATCTATTAAATGAATACTAACCTATTTGGTTTCTTCTTTTTTGCTTTTAAAGTTCTTAGCAGCTTTGGCCGCTTTCAAACCTTTCTTAGCAGACTCTTCTGCTTTCTTGCCTTTCTCTTCTTTTTCGGTATCTTTACCGTTTTCTTTGTCAGCCTTTTTCTTAAAGTATTCAAGAAGCTGAGGGGGCATTTTTCCTTTAGCCATGATTTTAAAAGTAAATTAATCAGCGACCAAAACGATTTCGAGAGGATCGGCCACGGCGTTCAAAAGATCTGTCACGACGGGAATCGCTATAAGATGAACCGGAGGCATCACGCCTGGACCTTCCTGGGCCAAAGTCAGTTCCTCTTCCCGAAGAAGAACGCCTAGACTCATAATCAGAGCGGGCACGGTCTGCAGCGCGGTCTGCACGAGACCTTTGAGCTTCATTACGAGAACGTCTAGATCTCCGTGAAAACTCAGCCTTGCGCCCACCTCGTGAAGACCGGTCGCGTCCACCTCTAGTAGAAGTATCTCCGGTTACTTCTGCGTAAGTACCTCCTCTAGTGGCCGGCTCATTTTCTGCTTTTGCTTCTAGATCTTTTTTAAACTTATCGAGAAAGTCTGGTGCATTAGAGCTGCTTTGCGGTGCAGCTTCTTTTTGCCCTGCATCAGAGCCTATATTATTTTTTGCTTCTTCAACACGATTTAGGAGTTTATCGAAATTACCAATATTATATTGGCTTCCGCTAGAACCCAATTGAGGGAAAGGGGAAACAGAATCCATATACTTTTTAAAACCTTCGAAAGATGGTGCATTATTGCCTTCTCTTTTAAAGTAATCTAACCCTTTACGAAGAGCATCTTTAGAAACAGCAGAATCGAAAACACCTTGTACTTGTTTAAACTTTTCTGCATCAAAATAATCATCCGGCCCACGATTAGTATTTACAATACTTTTTACCTTTTCAAGTTGTTCTGGAGTAAAGTAATCATTAGTTTTAACCTCTGGACCTCGAATGGCGCCAGTGCTAGGCATATTATTTTTCAGCCCTTCAAGACGATTTAATATATCGCCAAAATTACGAATATTATACTGGCTAAACATGTCAATAGCTCAATGCATTAAATATATTTTAATTCAATTTATTCTTCTAATTGCATCTTTGCCCACACGGACATCGTTGCTTCTTCTAATGGAATTTCAATAGGATCATCTTTAAAGATCATCATAAGTTCACGGATAGCACGATCTGCACCAGCCATCAGTAAGCCTTTGCGGTCTCGATTATTAGTAAACTCTTCTACCTGTGCGATGGTGCCACGTAGCTCACGTTGCATTTGAGCAATACGTGCGACACCAGCATCACGCTTCACAAGGCCGGTTTCAACATCGGCTCGAAGCTTAGCAATATCGTCCTGCATGGCGTTAATCTCATACAGGAGTTTTTTACGATGATCAGGCTTGGGATGATTTAATTCAACCCATGCATTGCAATCTGCAATGCTGCCAGCATATCCAAGAAAACGAGCAAACAAATAAGTCTCAATTACTGAGTAATTATCAGAAGCAAAAGAGATAAAAGATTCTTGTGTGGCAGAATCTAAATTATCGATCCAATAATCAAAAAGATCAGAATCGACGTGCCTTCTGGGCCTGGGAGTAATCCCTGGCTTCGTCTCGTTCAGAGAACTCTTGTGACTGTCGGGAAGACTTTCGCTGCTCTTCAGCTCCTTTGCCGATTGTTTGTCGTTCTTGTTCACCAGCATCTTCTGCTTTCTGTTTGCTGTATTTGTAGGCAATGCCAGCCGCTCTTTCGTATAGATCGTCGTTAAACCAATCATCAATATCAGTTTGACCCTCAGGAACTGATCTGTTATCGTCAGACATTTCCATCTCCTATATGACGTTGCCTATAAAATACAGCTTATCAGAAATTGCTCATCATGCCAGCAAGACCGGTTGCGAAGATATCGCGACGACCTTCAACTGATTTCTGACGCTGTTGACGACCCTTGGAAGCCTCAAGACGCTTTAAAAGCTGTTCAAAGCGATCGATATCAAAAGTTGAAGAAGTATCGTCAGCGCTATTGCTAATCTCGTCAGCACCTAAAAATACTTGGTCGGTCGTTTCTAAAGGATCCATTTATTTAACATGAATAACTGAAATAATTATAACAAAGATTTATTTTAGAAACTAAATGTACCAACAAGGCTAGAGTAAAGATCGCCTTCTTTGCTAATGCGCGTAATTTCTTTAGTGCCTTCCACCTTGATGTTTTGAAGTTCTTTATCAATTTCGCCTTGAAGATTAGTCAAACCAGCACTATATAAATATTGCCGTGATTGACGCATTGATTGTTGGAACTCTTCCAGCTCTGCTGGCGTACCTGTAAAGTCACCAAACTCTGGCATTTTAATTCCAGATTGATCTTTCAGGTCGCCAATAAAGGATGGCATGTACTCCTGACTAAATTTAAATGTGCGTTTGCCAGTCTTCTTGCCTTTTTCATCAACAGTTTGTTTGCCAAACTGAGTGTCATAATAATTATCAAGATAGCTTTGATTAAATTTGTCTTGATACTCTTGGCTCTTAACAAGAGAATCTTTAAAGTCTTGAATATTAGTGTAATAACCCTGACCAAAGCGCTCCATCGCTTTTTCTTTTTCTTCTGCAGTAGGAGCCCTACCTAAAAGCTCTTCATAGGCTGCTGTAACGCCCGTAGAACGTCTACCAGGTTGAACTTCAGTTGCATAAATATTCGCTAAATCTGTACCATAACCAAGAGTTGATCCTGGATCTAAATTATATTGACTGGCGTAACCCCGAAGCTGAGATGCGGCATCTGCATAAGTAATAAGGCCAGAACGCATTTGCGCCTCAAGATTTTGATAAAGCGGGCCAAGATTTTTTGTAGCTGCAGCAGTACGTTCTGCATCAGCAGCCCTACGATCAGCTTGTTCTTGTAAACGTCGATCGTCGTCATCTTGATCTCTCTGCATTTGATATTGCAGAAATTTCTCAAATGACCTGTCTGGTTCAGGCATTTTATAAACAGTTTTGCCGCCGCCACCGCTGCCCATGGGTATTCTCCTTATACAAATAAAGTGCCAACATTTTGTGGGGCAATTCGACCGAACATACCCATCATTTGCCCTTGACGTTGAGCAAGACTTTGTTTTAGTGCCTCACGATTAGCTCGTTGCTCTGCTTCTCTAAATGGAGCACTGGTTCTAAAACCAAACTCCATTTCCATGTCACGTCGTTTCTTTTCACGGAAAGCATCGCCTAGAGGGCCTGCTTGAAGCATTGCTACTTCAAACTGACGACCAATATCTAAATCTTTTTCGCGGCTACCAAAAAGGCCTGACCACATCGTTTGGCCCAAGTTGGCTTTGGCTACATCACGACCAGCTTGTGCTTGAGCATCTGCAGCATACTTAGCTAGAGCAAGTTGCTTATCAGCCGTTCGACGTTGTTCATTAGATGCACTAAGGCCACCAAAAAGACTAGTGCCAATACCAGCAACACCTAGACCTAATGTTAATGGATCCATTCCAAAACCTCCACCTCCTAAATTTGATTTTCCAAATCCAGCAGATCCACCAAGACTAATAGCATCTTTAAAAGAGGATGAATCAGAAAAGCCGTTGCTGAATGGATTACCTAACATGACTTTATTTTACATCTAATTAACTACTAAACCCGTAATTAACGGTAGGAATTCCAACCTGCATTGGTTGAATTTTGGTATACAAAGAGCCCATGTTGGCACCAGCAGTTGCCAAAGTATTAGCAGCTGCAATATCACCAGTAGCAGCAATAGCAGCAGGGATAGTAAAAGCATTCATGATTTGCTTAGGAAGCCCAAAGAGTGCTTTGTACTTACCAGCTTCTGCCATCTGTTTATTTTGGAAATCCCTGGTCATATCCAGGATTCGTTGTTTACGCTCAGGATCAGCAAAAACATTAAGCAATGCCTGAAAATCACTAACGTTAGCAGTTGAATCAGTCTTCGCAGAATCTGAAATTAATTTTGGCATGTTTAAAGCCGTGCCAAAATCAATTCCTCCGCCTGAACCTGCTGCAAAAGGATTGACATTCATTGGATCAACCTCCGTAACGGAACACAGAAGCAGCGTAAGGATTCTCAGCAGTAAGCATTTGGCGAGTCGTTTCACCAGCCTGAGCCTGAGCACCGCCAGCCAGTTGTGCCATGTGCTTCTGTTGGTTCAAGGCGCCAGTGAGTTGACCAAGCTGTTGATTGAGCTGCATCTGGCGCTGCATCTGACGATCACGGTCTTGATTGACAACTGGGCTAAGCGCTTGAGCAATCTCAACTTGACTCATGCCTGCTTTACGAAGGAAATCAATAGTTTCATCAACTTTCATATCACCAACTGACTTGCCTTCACCTAAGCCAGTGCGAGTAGGAGATTCACCACGCTCACGTTGTGATTGTTGGCCGCCAGAAACAAGGCCAGCAATGCCAGATTGTGCTGCGCTACCTAGCATCCCGCCAAGCATACTTCCACCAACTGCACCAACAGGACCAAGGGCACTGCCAAGAACACCACCTAAACCAGCACCAACTGCACCGCCTACATCACCTTGAAGAAGGGAAATACCAGCTCCAACAATAGGAGCCCCTCTGGTAATACCTCTAGAAAGCTGAGGACCATATCTACCAGCAAGTTGAGTAGCTTGTCCTTTGCCTTTGGACAACGCAGCTTGAATAGCTTTTAGATCAACACCATTTAGAAAGTTTTGAAATGCGTTACCACCTGGCAATGGTGATGTGCCTGGGTTACCACCTGGTGCCATCGGGTGAATGTAAGCCATTTTTTTTTCTACGCTTAATTATTTCTTGTACTTTAATTTTATCAGCCTAAATACTCTAAAGTGTCTGGTAATGATTCAGGATTATTGCGAGCAGCCGCAATACCACGATTAATAATATTGCCTACAGTTGCACCTGCTAATGAACCAGCAGCAGTAATTGCAGCAGCACGACGATTAGAAATACCAGGCTTGCCGACTGCTTGCCTTGCTGTGGCCGCACCACCTGCCAATGCGCCAGCTGATTCAAGACCAACGGGGAATCCAACAATACGTGCTTCTGGAACACCTTGGATGTTTTCATCAGTTGCTTTAATTAAACCAAGACCAAGAAGTCCTTTGTCTTGATAATAGTTACGCATTACTTTGCTGTAGCGTTCTTTTGTAAGATCCGGAATTTCTTGTTTTGCGGTTTCGTACTTCAAAGGATTACCCTGGCGACCAAGTACAATACGATCAATTAATTCAATACCAGGTTGTGTAGTTTCACGACGATCTTCGGAACCCTTTTCAGAATACTTTTGCGCGTAACCTTTAGGTCTGAATTGCTCACCAGGATTGGTAAGATCAAAAGTACCAGCACTAGCAGCAACAGGAGCAGCAATAGCCAATCCAAGCATCGCCTTTTCAGTTGGATTCGTAACTTCTTTAAGACCTGGAGCAATTTTTTCGGCAATCTTTTCAGCAATAGGCATTGGGTGATTGTATTGCCAATAAAAACGACGCGATGAATCTGAACCAATATCAACTAATGCTCGATTAAGATAAGCCCCTGCCATTTCTGCTGCGTTAGCAGCAGCTTCAATACGTCGAGTTTCAGGTAGCCCCGTCATTGGGTCAAAACTACCTTTAACTTCAACAACTCCCCCTTCACGCATTAAACGATTAAATTCAGGGCCAAACACAGAAGTGCGACTTGTTCCTTGAGGGCCAGCTTGAGCACGCGTAACTGCTTCACCTTTTTGGGAGCCAGTCCTTAAACTACGACCCACGTTCACAACGCGTTCAGGTAAATAGTTTTTGAGAAACTCTTTTGCTTGTTCTTTTGCTTGTTGTAAACGTGACATCAGATTTGACCTCGGGATAAGCCATAGGGATCGATACTGGGATCAGTTGCCATTGGCATCCCTTGGAGTTGATATAAAGTGCCAGGTGAATTACCTTCCTGGCCTAACTTATTTTGTTGCTTTAGTTGGGCTAACTGTTGTGCTTGAGTTGCCATTTGACTTTGATCAACTGGAACTCCACCTAACTGAGGATATTGCTGAGCAAGAATGGCAGCTTCTTGCTTTGGATAAAAATAAGGCTCAAGTGTAATTGCAGCTCCAACACTACCAAGAGCAGTGGCAGCTTGTTGCGGCCCGCTCATCATATATTGACCGCCAACCATGCTTCCAGGTAACGCTTGAGCAATTTTTCCGGCAAGAGGAATCTTTGCCGCCTCTGCCTTCATCAATTGATTCTGAAGCGTTCGGCTACCTAAGCCACGAGCAAGTAAAGAACTACTGGCAAGGTCAGTAAGTCCAACTGCAACGCCAGCCAGTGGATTACCAGTGGTCACTGTAGACATCACTGATGTAGCTAAAGCACCTGGAACAGAACCTTGAATAATTTCTTTGCCGCCACGTTTGGCAAATCTGGTGGCCCCAGGAATTTGTTTAACTAAATTAAGAAGTCTGCCAGCGATTGCCATTATTTGCCTCCAGTAATATTATTTTAATTGCCTTTATCTAGGCTTCTTTTTCATCTTCCACATCTTCCACGTCTTTCTTACCTTCTTCAACCGAAGCATCCGAAGCTTTAAAATCTGGTACGTCGCCCGCCAGGAGTGATGCGACAGAAACGTTATCGAGCGGATTAACATCTGCTTCAGCATCTCTTTCAGCACGACGCATAATGTAGCCTCTAGGATCTGGATTTGAATCTCTAGGCATTACATTTTTAGCTGAATCACTTGGGTTAACGGTAGGACTTAATCGATAAGCTTCGACCCAATTAGGATCAAAATCTGGTTGGTTTTTTGGATTTGCTTCAATACGTGCGCGTCCTACTTCAAAGTCATAATCTCTATGAGAAAAATGACCTAAACCTTCAAAGACTTCAAAAGGCTCTTTAACTTGAACACCGTTTTGAAAGTAAGGACTATTGCTAACAAAATTTAGATCTGGGTTTTGAGTTAATTTTTTTGTTTGAGTTCTGCGACGCAAGTCGTCAGCGCCAAATCTAGACGGGCTCCATGGATACTCACCCATAAAAGATTTAGATTGAAATAAATCATGAAAATCTAAACGCTTACCTACCTCCCCGCGCTTATTAAACGGATTAGAAATGTAACGCCCTAGATCTAAACGATGGTCTTTCATTTCTTGGCTTTCTTTTTCTTATTTAATTTTACTAGGGTCTCTCGAAGCTGCGCTTGCTTTCGCGTAGTCTCGTCGTATTTATCTGGATTCGCTTCCACGTTTGCCTGGAGTTGAGCGGAAGTAATTCCCCTCTTCTTAGCTTTGGCGGTGAAGCTGCCAGGATTTTTGACAGCTTTTTGAATCCACTTCTTATCTTTCTTTTTCTTTTCAGCCATTTCAACCCTGCTTAAGATCTTGGATGTATTGTTGCACTAATTGTTGTGCATCCGGACGGCCACTTTTTTGCAGCTGTTGGATTTCACGACTTGCATCAATACTACGACGCTTAGTTAATTGCTTACTTGCATTATAAGCTTCACTAGCTGTGCCAGTCATTGAAATTTGCCCTAACTCTTGATCAGAAAGATTGGAATACGGATTGCGAACTTTATCTAAAGCACTCTGACGAACATCAGTTGGTTTGCGTTCAGAAGCAGCAGACATCAAACCAGTTGATTTGGACTGTGCGCCAGGGACATAGCTTGGCTCGACACCATAGACACCGATTCCTGCAGGGCCACCACCTTCTTGTTGCCTAACTGCATAGGGATCAATGCGTTCTTGCGGTTGAGTTTCAATTTGACTTAACGCCGTTTCGCGAGCAGGCCGATCCAGCATGTAGTCATCAGGTGCTCCAGGGACGTTGGTATCGGCTGTTCCAAAAATTGGACGTTGGCGTGAAACCGGAGGAGCTTGCTCTAAAACAGGGGACGCGCCACGAATTGCAGTTCCTTGTGCCGTTTTAGTAACAACAGCTTCTGGTCCAATATTTGAAACGGTACGTTCGGGAAGAGTTTCAAAGTCAACAGCACCTGCAGATTGAACAGTTTGGCGAATTGGTCCGGCAGGTAAAGCAGTCTTTGCCATCGACTCACCCGTCATCTGTGGCTTGACGTTTGCAGAAGTTCGGAATGACTGAGCTAATGCACGTTCGTACCGAGTAGTTCCAGGTTGTAACCCAGTGGCTGCAACTTCAGCACGGCGAGCTTTCATTTCAGCGAGAGCTGCATCAGCGGTTTCTTGTGCAGAGATCGGTCCTTGCACAGGAACATCAGTTTGAGTAAAAGGAATTTCGCCTTCGGTAACTACAGCAGCAGCATCAGCTGCCTGAACAGGAGATGCACCACGTTGCTCTAATCCATCTTGAACTCGCTCAAACTCAGCTAAGTTTTCACCTGGATCACGTTGAACTGTCCGTGAAACACGCATTGCCTCTTGATCGGCACCAGTGTCAATAGCTTCCGCAGATTGGTTAGAAACTTGACCTTCAACCATCTGTTGTTTCTGGACACTGGTAACAGCTCCTTCCTCCAGCAGTTGTTGAGAAGCGTTCGCATCAACGTACTGCTTCTGGACTAAGTATTCATTTGCAAAATTACCTTCAGCCTCTTCTTTTAGTTCAGCCAGGATGTCTTGAGCAACTTCTTTGGTCTGACGTTGGGATTCACGACCGATTTCAGCTGCCTCTTGACGTTGTTTGGCTTGCGTATATTCACCTTCGTACTTCCTAAGAAAACGATCAGCTGCATCGTCATAATCCTTAGGGCTTTGACCAGCGGCACGTAGTTCGCCAGTAGTTTCACGAATTAATTCAACGTCAGCACCAGACTGTGGACGTGTTACCGCAGGAAGATCTGCCTCAGGTTTTGCGGCAGAAGCAGCATATGCAGCCCTACGTTGTTCAGCGATAGGAACTCCTTGAGTTACTTCAGATGCAAGGGGAAGTTTTACGCCAGTTTGCAATGAACCTGTACGTTTTTGTAATTCAGATGCAGCAATACGTGCATTTTGTTCAACTTCTTGTCTACGCGTAGGTTTTTGCGATGTTTGTGCCGTTTCTGCACCAAAACCACGACCACGCATCAAACGACGGCCAGCGATACCAGCACCAGCAGCAATACCTAAGCCAAGAGCAGTTTTACCCACAGCATCCAGGAATTGATTGCCTTGTTCCGGAGGTTGTTGTAAATTTTGCTCTTGTGCAGCCCTAAATCCTGCCTCGTAAGATGCGCGATCCATTTATATTCAAATTTATTCGTATCTACATTCTAAACGTAGAAGTACTTCAGTTATATTAAAGAAACGACCGATATTATCCAGATGAATATCGAAGATAAACAAAAAAGGATTGAAGGATTAGAAGCAATTAAAGATCGTGCGCTAATTATGGCCCGTGAAGGGGTAGATTCTCTTGGCGTTCGTGATTTTATTACGCAAGCAAAGACAGAATTAGCTTACGAGCTTCCCGATGAGGACGCATTTCGTAAAGCAGTAGCCGCCACCCAGCGATATCAAAAAAATAAAGGCTGATTATAAAGAAAATCTGTAATTTATAGCCCTAATTTTAGTAATTGGGGTATTTTTTTGCCTAAAAACCGGGTTAAGACCCGGTTAATAAGTATATTTACCCAAAAAAGGGCCTTATATACACCCAAAATGGGGAAAAAATTTTCCTGACGCTTCTCCCACTGCCCGGTCGACGCCGATTACGTGTAGAAAAAAAAAGGAGAAGGGTGTGTGGGTATGAAGGGAGGGAGAGAATCCGAGGGAAATGAGGAAGAAGGGCGGGAGAAAGGGAACGAAGTCAGCTCAGAGTAGCGGCAACGTAACTTACCTGCTTCGTTTCCAGGGAACACAGCAATCATCTGCTGCGTTTTCCACATTTCCACAGGAAATCTGTACAATTCGCGCTCGCGATCTCACTCGCCGCCGAAAGAAGGGGATTTGCAGAAGTGTACTGTAACTAACTGTCGCTCAAATCCCTTGGTATCACTGCGTTCTTGGCATTCAGCTCTGCTGAAGTAAGCCCAAGTTCATGTACACAATTGTAAACGGAGTTAATCCAATGAAACTTAGCTGTAATGAAAGAGATTTTCTTATGCATTGCATAGAACTCTTTGGCGATGGCTCTGAAACTGTCAAGTTTCTGAACTATGACGGAACAGAAGTTTTAATGGATTATGAACAGATAAATGATCTGTATAACAGAATCCAGGATGGCAAAATTTAACTGATCCGTACAAGCGGGTCCAGGGGTGCGAACCCCCTGGCAGTTATTGCCACCCACTGAGGGTGGTTACTACAGAACCATGAGCTGCGCTATCGAAGCAAAGGATGCCATCTATTTCTTCGTTACAGAAGAAGAGGGTGACATGGTGCAAGTAACCAAGTACATCCGTAAAGGATTTAAAGGTTACGACCAGGGAACGAAAGTTTCCAAGCAGTTTGCACGTACTTGGTACAAGCAACTGTGCAACGCCTGATGGTGTAGGAGGGGTTCGACTCCCCTCCCAGGTATTGCCCAACCGACCGGAGATGGGCACCGGCACAGTTCAACTCAACATGGCACGTAATGATGATCAACTGCACTACCAACCTGAAGCGGAGTGTAAGTTTCGTGTTACTTGGTATGGCGGAGAGTCAACGCAGCTTCACTTTCAAAAGTTAGGCATTGTTGCTACTCCACAGTTCGATCAGGAACCGGAATGGATTGACATTGATTGCCGCACAATAATGAACTTTCCTACCAGGGTTAAAGACCTTTGGTTAGAGATGGTTGATTATTACAACTACGGCATTGAGATGGAGCAAGAGCGTTGTACTTTTTAGCCAACTGATCCGTTAAAGCGGGTCCGGAGGTGCAAACCCTCCGGCAGTTATTGCCTACAGCGGAGATAGGCACCGCACTTTATGGAGTTCCTAATGGAATTTGAAAATCTGACTTCAGATCAAGTTGTTTGCGTTCTTGAAGAAGTTCACAACCGTGCTAATGATTTCCAAGAGAAACTAGGCACTTGCTACAGCAATGCTTTGGTCACAGTATTCCACGATCTGTGGAACACGTTAGAGAAACGCAACTGATCAGTTAAGGCTGGCACCAGGGGTTCAATGCCCCTGGCAGTTATTGCCACCCACTAAGGGTGGTACTTAATCAACATGAATCGCATTCCAGTTCAACCTTTCCTTGCCGTACTTATCGGTACTGGCATTGGTGGTTTAATGTGTGTCGCAGGACAAAAGCATCTCAATCACCTTGCAAAGCAAGAGTGTTTAAAACAACCTGACACTCATCGTATTATCACGATGCGTAGTTGGGTTGGTGATGCTACTCACTGCGTCCACATTCGTTACCTTGCTAACTAATTACCAATGGCTATTCGTAAGTCTATTGCTGGCTGCCTCATCGCAGCAGCCACGCAACTACAGCAAGATCAATCCAAAGAGATTTTCTTGCATGAGGTCAAGAAGGCACGCATCAAGCTTGCCGACTGGATCAAACCCAAGTAGCATTGGCAACTACCCCCCTTTCTTGTTGGCAGATGTGTGTTCATTACCGTGCATGTATTTGTGAATACTGCGGGGAAACCACAGCTACTGTTCAGCCTCTCAAGCGTTATTGCTCGCGTCGGTGTAAAGAACTGGCGCGGCAAAAACGTAGGCGTGATGCTGCAGCTTCAAAAGCTGTTGAGGGGTCTTGCCATCACCAACTCTCTACATCAGGTGGTGGCACAAATCAATTCAATCCTACGGAGCAATCCAATGATTCATTCAATTCAACTGCTGTCCCACATTGACAGCATTATCACTGCTGCCCTACGCATCTATGCAATGGGCGGCGAGATCTTTTCAATTACTGCACTCTTAGTTGCACTCAATATCATTGCAACTATGATTCAACGTACCTACCAAGCAGGCTACGCAGTTGGAACCTTCTACTGGAGGTACCTACACAAGCCTCTAAGGTGGCTATTAATACACCTGGTGGCATTGGTCATCATGCTCTCTCAACTCGCTTGGGAGGGCGCTATCTATGTGTATCAGCACCGCCAGGAGATCATGTCCTGGTGTGTCACTCAATACCAATTGGTAAAGCAATCCTTTGCCACTGTGTATCAACTGCAGTTACAATCACTGCTCGTCCTTGGCACTGACGTTAAACTGCTTATGTCCAAATTCAAATTCAATCTCATGTCAACTATGTCTCATCTTGATCGCTTGATGGATGAAATCCGTCAAGAAGATATGGAAATCCTTGCTGATATCGAGTACCGTAATCGCAAAGCAATGGAGGAAGAACTTGACGAGCCCGAACAAACGGAAGGCACCTCAAAAGTACTCCTCTGACTTTGATCTAATTACCGAGGGCATAGCCTTTGGGCTTGCCCTCTGGGATTTAATTACTGGTAACAAACCATGCTCGACTCAACCACAGCCTCAATCGCAAAAGCCATCGCTGGATACGAACCCTGCTCAATCGAAGAAGCAGAGGTCCAGTACCCAGCAACAGTCAACTACAACAGACAGTGCTTTAATCCAAAAGACGCTTCCACTTATCCCAGAACCGGATCGGTCTATCTAGATCCACACGGTGTGATGCGTTCCTACTGGATCCCATCAAGCGTTGCTGATCTTGACTTGGAAGGTTGGTATGACGTGCCAACAATAGGTGAAATGGAAGAGATGTGCCTTGACCAGGCATACACGCCTGCTGGAGATTATGTCGAACATGATCATCCAGACGGCTGGCCTGCTATCTTAGGTGCCATCTAACTCAAAGCTAATCTCTTGCTTTCTTTAACTCATGATTAGGTACATGGCTGGAACTTACCGGTTAACCCATTGCGTTCTCGGTGAGCCCTACTACGTACGTCTAGAAACAATCAAGTCTCCAGGGCTACGTAATGCCCTGGGGCGTTGGTTATCACGTCAACTTAAGTTCTGATGCCACTCAAACGAATGAATCCGATTTACATTAATCGGCGTTCAACTACTGCCAAAGGCAGAACAGTTGCTACAGTTCAAACCTGTACAACTAGAGAAGAAGCTTTACATGCATTAGAGATGTGGTTTGATTACGATGATCAATCTCATTACTACATCTGTGATCGCTTGTTAGCTATTGATCTCTCTGCCTCCATACCTCCATGGAAAACAGCCACTACCAGTAGATAAGGCTGTTATATATACCATGTCAACCAACAATCATCGTCGTAAGTACTGGTTAATTAAACGAGAAGGTATGCCTACCACTCTTGTTTATAACCTAGTCAAATGGTGCTCAGCTAATGATTACAACATTCAAAAGCTTTACGAAATGCACCGTTCAAAGATTCGTACTTATCAAGACGTTACTTCAATCAAAGCTCTTAATCAACATGAATACGCAGCATTCGCCTCATCAAATCAATTCAGAGATCGATGCAACTTTATCAATGACCCTACAGCGCTTGACTCACTTGCTGAAGGAGAACGAAAAGAGTCACATGATGGATGCATATCCATCACAGTTTGTAACAGTGATTGAGGATGAAATCATCCCAGCCATTGATGCAATCGTTAACTACGATCCAACTCCTGACACTCCTTACGATTTCTTTCACTGATTAACTACTGGGCATCTATTTAGTAACGCCACGTCTAGGGCACAAGCTGAATAGTGTAAGTCCCGACTTTTATCTTGTTTCTTTACATCAAATCCAATGAAACTTCAACAACGCATTGACAATTTAATTAATGCATCAAAAGATAATTTTATTAAAAGAGGTAACCATAGTTCAACACTTGAAGTAGAACAAAGACCTGGTCGTAAATACATCAAGATTGTTAATCGAACTGTTGGTCTAAATAAATTAGGTGGAGCTGAAGCTTGGTCTGTTTGGTGTTTTATTGATAAAGATGGCAATGTATATAAACCAGCATCATATAAAGCGCCAGCCAAACACATTCGTTATTGTTTGTTAGATGATGCTTCTTATCAAGAAGCGTTAACTAAAGCAGACTGGGCAGGTAGCTGGCTTTACCTTTAAACTCATCTATTAACGTTTCAATTCAATGTCTGACCTTAAAATTCCTGACAACACTCCAGATCCTTGGACTCTAAAAATGATGGAGTTCACTGCCAAGACTAATGCATCCATGCGTAAGCTTGGTATTCAAGGCATTGGTGGTTTTGTAAACCCAACGACTGGTGAAATCTTTTGCCAGTCAGTTGATGGTGCTGAAGTGCCAGAAGAGTTCAAGCAACTGATTCAATCCCAACTCAACCAGGACTATGACAATGAGTAATGATTCAAGCATGCTTAATCATCTTGATATCGTCAGAAGGTTTGATGCCGAAGAGTTAACTCCTGCGGAGTATTCTACGCTTCGTACTTTGGCAGCAAAGTATCTAACGTATCAAGCGTTATTCCAATGCTTAGCACCTAAGCTTCCTTATAAGCCTGGTGTTAAAGAAGCTTGGGAAAAGTTAGCTGACTGCATGATGTGCGACGAAGAGGAAGCTAAAAAGCGACGCGAACTTGAAAACGAAATTAATTTAAGAATGCGTTGTGCTGAAGCTGAGCACAATAAACGTAAACGTAAACAGCACGAAGAGCGGAAGCAAGCTATTGCAGCAGCTCTTGGTCAACAACACAAGCTACAGAAAGTAATTGATGAACTTCAAGAGTCAATGACTGATCTTCGAAACCAATTGTATTCTCTCCAATGACACGTAACAAATCTGCATTCAATTTTGATAAGCAGATGTTCGGTTTCAATATTACTGAAACCGGAATCAAGTCATGGACCAAGTCATTCAAACTTGGTCCTTTTTCTCAGACCATTAACATTAACTTGCAAAATGGCAAGATGAGAGGGACCACATCCCTTCCAGGCACTGGTGTTGCAAAGCGTTATGACCTCCCAGGTCTGGATGCCTTAAGGACACCAGACCTGCCAGAGTTCAAACGCAAACCTGACATGTGGACTGATGACTAATCTTTCTTCTGACATCTCTGACAAACAGTTGTTTATTGGAAAGAGAGGTGGCACTTACTACCTTGATGGAAAAGGAAAGAAGGTTTATGTCCACATGATTGATCGGCAACGCCGCAAAGTCCAACGCAAACGTTACAATCCACCAACAGGTGCCTTTTCACGGTACCTACAAAACAATTCTTAGATACAATACGGCTGGGCATCCTTTGGTGTAAGTCCTAGTATTGTCCAACTCAACCTCAACTTAATGATTAACGACACTCAGTGGGCTATCTATCGCAAGGTATCAAAACTTGCAACAGATGCAGACAACAAAGCTTTTAAGCTTGAGCCTTGTACTAATGAATGGGAGCATGCTCTTGGTTACGCTTCTGCATTACGCCAGCTTGCAATTGATTTGTTATCAAACGATTTCATAGCTGAAGAAACTGAATCCGATCTTGTTACATGTTATGACTGACATCATTGACATTGATTCAATTGAACTTGATCTTGTAGAACCAAATGGAACAACTCATTGGATCGTTACTGCCACAATTGCTGACGCTGTCCTCTCAGTTCCTGCTCGATACCATCCAGCAGCTTTTGCCTCACCTGATGAGTACAGTCCAGCAGTATGTGTTAGCGCTTTTCAATTAGAGCCAGAGGATACACCTCCTCCCATCAGTGGTACCCAGCACGATCAGATTGAATACATTTCAAATCTAGATCTTGATTGGGATCCAATCGACGACGACTAAACTACACTAGGCATTGAGTCCCCATCCTCATGTAAGTCCTAGACTTTTTTGTTTGAATCGTTTATGGCCAAGCTAACTGGTTACGATTACATTGGTTCAGGTAAGCCGGAAGGTACATCTTTTGGCGGCATGGATTTACGTAAAGTTAAACGTAAACGCAATCGCCAATTAATCAAAGCAAACTTAAAAGCAAACAAAGCTCAGTGCAGTGTTAAAGCTGTACAAGGCTTTGTTTGACATTGACCTTTTATTTATTCAACTCAACTCTATTCAATCATGCAATTCAATCTTCCTCAGCAACTTCAAATGGAAGTTGTTAAATATGACGCTTCTCGTAAGCAACTAGCTAAAGCTTTAGAAGAAAAGAACAAGCCAGCAAAGCGCAAAGCAAGTCATCCTCGTGGCAACGTAATGCCATTAGGTTTAATACCTGATGACATTATTAAGCCTGCTGATATGCAAGAGGCTATTG